TACTGGTGCTCAGAATGAAGACGAGCGTCAAATGGCTATCGATGATTTCCAAGCAGGTCGAATCAAGTGGATTCTGTTCACTGACAAGGCTGGTGGTGTCGGTGTAACACTTACCGCAGCACGCCGTTTGGTAATGCTACAGCGACCTTGGTCGCTCGTAGACCACAAGCAAGCACTTGACCGTGTCCACCGCATCGGTTCAGAAATTCACGACTCTGTTGTAATTATGGACTATGTAACTGAGGGCACAATCGAAGAGCGTGTAATTCAAGTGCTTGAAACCAAGGCTGACAACTTTGACCAGATTGTCAAAGACAGAGCCAAATTACTTGAGTTGCTAAAAGAAGATAAGGCTGGTACTCTCTAAACATGAATGACGAAACTACACCAGAAGTAAAAGCACCGTACACGCTTTCAAACTCTGAAATCCAAACGTTCAAAGACTGCCGTCGCAAGTGGTGGCTCGGTTACTACCGTCGCCTACAGCCACGCACCAAGCAGTTCACTGGTGCTCTTGCCCTAGGTTCTCGTATCCACGAGGCTCTAGACCAGCACTACTCTACTGGCGTTGACTTGCTAGAGGCTCACAAGGCTCTTGTTGCCAAGGACATGGAACTTCTTGTTGCTGATGCACGAGACACCCACGACTTGGAGGCTGAGGCTGAACTAGGTCGCATCATGCTTGAGGGCTACATCCAGTGGATGGAAGATGAAGGCATTGACGCAGACCTAGAGATGATTTCTACTGAAGAAATTATTCAGATGCCATTGTTTGATGGTGAGGTAGTTCTTCAAGGTAAGTTGGATATGCGTGTCCGTCGTCGCTCTGATGGCGTGCGTATGTTCCGCGACTTTAAGACCGTTGGTGGTTCGTTCGCAGACTTTGCCAACCAAGCACAGATGAACGAGCAGATTCTTACCTACATGCTTTTGGAGTCTGCTCAAAACAAATCTGCTGAAGAACGCTCCGAGGGTGGCATCTTCACCATGCTTAAGAAGGTAAAGCGTACTGCTAACGCAAAGCCACCTTTCTATGAGCAGATTGAGGTTCGCCACAACCAGTTCACTATGCGTTCGTTCTGGCAACGCATCCACGGAACTATTTCAGACTTGATGAATGTCAAGAAGGGTCTTGACGCTGGTGGAGACCCAAACTTCCTTGCTTATCCGACACCTGGCAAGGATTGTAAATGGAAGTGTCAGTTCTACACTGTTTGTCCTTTGATTGACGATGGTTCGGCAGCAGAGGCAGCAATCAGTGAGATGTACGTGGTCGCCGACCCGTATGGTTACTACAAAAGCAACACAGACGAAAAGAAAGGTAGTGAGGACTAATGTCAGAAGTACATCGTTCCCTAACTATGATGGTCTATGGCGAATCAAAGGTTGGTAAGTCAACCTTCGCTGTAACCGCACCTTATCCACGCCTGATGCTAGATGTTGAGGGTGGGCACCGTTTCCTCCCAATCAACGTAAAGTATTGGGACCCAATGCGGGAAGAGCCACCTGTGGCTGACGGCACTTGGGACACAGTAGTTGTGCAAGTTCGCGACTACGATGTTGTTCTGAAGGCATTCCAATGGCTTCAGAGTGGCAAGCACCAGTTCAAGTCACTAATCATTGACTCCATCTCGGAGTTGCAGGTTAAGTGCATGGACAACATCGCTGGTACAGAGCAGATGAAGATGCAACAGTGGGGCGAACTACTTCGTCACATGGGTCACCTTCTACGCGACCTACGCGACCTAACCTCGCACCCCACTCAGCCTCTTGAGGCTGTAGTTATGACTGCTATGGCTAGCCGTGGTCAGGACAATCGTATGCACCCTTATCTACAGGGTCAGTTGAAAGTTCAGGCTCCATATTTCTACGATGTTCTCGGCTACATTGCTAACGAGACCATCCCTAATCCAGACCCAACTCAGTTGCCTTACAAGGCACGTCGTATGTATGTGGAACGTACCGATGAAGTTGAGGCTGGAGAGCGTGTTCAGGGTCGACTTGGTTCGATTGTTGAGCAGGAAAATCTTGGTGTTGAGCGTATGCTTGACATCATCTTCGGTAGCAAAACCGAAAAGAAGAAGTCTGCTTAGAACCCTAAGCGGATACAACAACCCAATCTACAAATTAAGGATAGGTGAGTGCTATGAGTAGCATTAACTGGGGCGATTTAGTAAAGGACGCTGGCGAGTCTGCTGGCGGAAATTACGAGCCGTTGCCCGACGGCGATTACGAACTCAAGGTTATTGAGGCTAAGGCAACAGTATCCCAGAGTGGCAAGACAATGTTCAAAATTACTACTGAAGTTCAGGGTGGCCCTTTCAACAAGCGTCGCATCTGGGACAACTTGGTAATCTCTCCTGAGAACAAGAACGCTCTAGGTATCTTCTTTTCGAAGATGGCAGCACTAGGCGTTCCTCGTGAGTTCTTTATGAGCAACAACCCAAGCAACGCACAGGTTGAGGCTGCAATCCTTGACAAGACCTTCCGTGCAACTATCGGTAAGCGTACTTGGAACAACGATGTAAAGAACGAAATCAAGAAGTACCACGTCGGCGTGGTTGCTTCTTCGGCACCACAGGTTGCTGCCTCTGCACCTGCGGCTCCACCTGCTCCACCTGCTCCACCTGCACCGCCAGCGGCACCTGTGGCTACTTCAGCCCCAACTGACGCTCCGTTCTAGGTCGGAATAAGTTAATCAAGGGGGCATCGTTTGCTAGTATTAGTGAGCGGTGCCCCCTTTCTATTTGAGGTATAAATGTCAAAAATTTTTCTAACTGGGATGTCAGCCCCACAAGCATCTGCATCTGCTAATGCTAAATCTCTAAGTTTTGCTGGCTTAATCAACATGACACTCACCGATGCTGGTCACGAAGTGGTTTGGGCTAGCCCAAGCGTTTACATGACTAAGGAAACTCTAGAAGAGTTTGATGCGGTTATTGTCGGGGTCTCGCCTATCACTAGCATGGGTGCTAACAGAGTGTACGGTGCACTCAACGTCATTCAAACCATGTGGGGGTCAAACAAATTGACTCTTTTTGTGGACACACCAACTCCAAGTCAGATTGAGATTAGCCTAAAATCTGTCATAACTAACCCAGACAGCCTCACTAAGCCATTTTTCTCTTATCGCAAAGAGTACTCCAATGTTGTTGCCGATAAGAAACTGCTGAAAAGTGCCCTTAGTGCCGTTAAGTTACTTTACGAAGCAGATTGGGGTAAAACTATGTTTGCCAGTCTTCCTTGGAAACACGTTGATTCTGTAAAAATGGCTCCTAATGCCAAAAGAAGTCTCGTTGGTTTAAATCTAGACTCTTATGTTATTTCTGAAAAAGATAGTAACGAAGAAAGAGTTTTAAAGTGGGTTCACGATTCAAATGACTCTAAATGGTATAAAGAAACCATTCAACTTTTAAAACTTCCATCTCTTCCTATGAAAATTAATCGTGGAAGTGTTGATACGGACGTAATGAATCAAATTGAACGTTCTATTGGCGTTCTAATGTCTCCAGACAGGCGAGATGGCACTTATTGGAGTCCTAGATATGTTCAGGCTCTAAACGCTGGCACTCCAGTCGTTACTGACTGGAAAGAGAGTGGCGTTTTAGGTGCTGCTTGGTCTGTCTTAGCGTATAGCATAGAAGAGATGAGTCAAAGTAAGCGAGACTTAATCTCTCTCGCCCAAAAAGAGTCTTATTTGGCTTACATCCCAAATAAAGAAAAGTCTCTAAGTGATTTAGAGTCCGTACTAGGTATAGGAAAGTAGCATGGGAAAAATTAATGAAGATTGGGTAAGAGAACAATTTGCTCAAGCCAAGGTAAAACTTGGAATCGGTAATGCCGTATTAAAGTTGCTAAGTGCGTGGAGAGACGTTTCTGTTCGCGATAACGATGTCCCAGAAGTAATTGAAATCTTCTCCAAGTTAATCAAGGGTCACTCGCTAGCAAAGACTGAAGAGACTAACGGAACGTGGGTTCCAGTTCGTCGTGGCGACATTAAAGTCACTGACTATGTTCGAGTAAAGGCTAATGCTTTTGATGGAGAACTTGGTATGACTCACAATGGTCGCGAAGGTGTAGTCACTGCTATCCGCTCTGGCGACATTATTATGAAGACCAATGACGACAGACTGCCCCAACTTGATGGTGCTCACTACTCACCAGACAAACTAGAAAAGATGATTAAGTGATTAGAGAAAAATTAACTCTAACTGTTTCTGGCTCCAGCCACGCTGAAATCCAAGAAAAAATTGAAAAAGCCATTGGTGACTACTTCCAAGCAGAGTCTGATGAACTTACCAAGTCAGTTGATATTGAACTTGATGTAGTTGCTGATGAATCCACAGTTGGTAAGTTCACTGCAACTGCTTATGTGAGAGTTAAGAACTAATGCCAAACTCTGACTACACAAATAAACCTTGGGCTGCTTCAGTTATTCAAAAAATGCAACCAGCAACTGCTATCGATTTCGGTGCTGGTGAAGGTATTTACGGTCAGATTATTAAGAAGTACTCACCAGAAACTTACACAGTTGGTGTAGAAGTGTGGGCACCTTATGTGACAGAGTTCCAACTAGAAAAAACTTATGACGAAGTTTGGGTTTGTGATGCAAGAATCTACCCTCACTTTAAGTACGACTTAGTAATCTTTGGAGACATCCTTGAACACATGACTAAGGAAGATGCGGTTGCCCTGTGGGAGCGTGTCTCTAAAGAAGCCAAGTATGCAATTATCTCGATGCCTATCATTGATTTCCCTCAGGGTCACGTCCATGGCAACCCTTTTGAGGAACACATCAAAGACGACTGGACTCACGAAGAAATCCTAGAAACCTTTGGTGGAATTGTTGCTCACGAAACTTTTGAAGTTACGGGCATATATCTTGCAAAGTTTTAAAATTTATGTATAATGGTTATATAACGACAGAAAGACAACATTATGCAAACATTCGTACCACTTACCAGTTCAGTTGACGACATTGCCAAGGTGCTTGACAACAAGCGTCTAAACAAGCAAGCCCTTGAAGGCTGGCAGATTCTTATGACCCTGCTAGAACTAGACCCGCAGGGCAACCACCGAGTCCCCAAAGGCTGGGTAAACCATCCAGCAGTCAAGATGTGGCGTGGGCACGAGATGGCTTTATTTATGTACGTCAACGCTATGGTGCAGGAATGGCTCAAGCGTGGGTATAAATCCACTATCGGCACTAAAGCGTGGGGGACTGTTCAAGTTGCCATGCAAAGACAACTTATAACTGAAGAGATTACTGCTCCGCAGTGGCTTGAAGACAAGCAGTTGTTTGAGCAAGTAGCGTCTAGCCACAGACTAGCCCTGCTTAACAAGGATTACGAGTGGTATTCGCAGTTTGGCTGGAATGAAGACACTGGCACTAAGCCAGAAACCTACGAATACGTGTGGCCCGTAAGTTAAATAATAGGCGTGTCGCTTAGACATTTGTTTATAACAATCTATAATCTTAGATTGTATGAAAGATTCACGCATTGGCGAAACTCTATGGAGTGAGTGGAGTGGTAATGACCACGTCCCTTCTACTGAATCTACTGTGGTTTTTTACACAGAAGAGCATGTAGACATAGACCATGAGTTAGTTCGTCGTGCTCTGGCGTCTACCATACAAAGAGACGGACATACTGATTCTCTAGGTCAAGCATTTTCAATTTTAGATACCTGCTCT